AGCATTAAACTCAATTTTATTAAATCCATTACTAGCTTTAGGAAATACTTCTAAGTCATAAATACCAGCACTAGCAAATGTAATAGTAGCTTCATCACTTAAATCACTAAAGGTTTCAATTACAACACCATTTTGTTTTGCCACAACATCATAATCACCTTCTGCACCAGTGAATTGAAATTGGTTATCATTTGAAGTTCCTGCATTATCGGTTTTAACTTCAATAGTGAAGGCGTTGTAACCAGAACCACTTAACAAAGTTTCCCCTGCATTTGATTTATCGTAAATGCTACCGTACCCTATATCATTATTAGCACCTTGACCCCAACCTATATTATTAATTACTCCTTTTCCCCCAATCACTCATAATTATTATATTTGTCATACCACCAAAGTAGCTATCTCTACTTGGGTATCGGTCGTCATTTTTGTTAGTATTATACTCAGGATAGGTTTTTGGTTGTATGGCATAAACTCAATAAATTGATTTGTGTAATACTGTGCCAAATTCCTATACTTATTAATTAGATAATCTAAATCCTCTTTACTTGCAAGTTCTGCTGTTTCGCTTGTATGCCTAAGAACCCCCTTATTTGTTATCTCAAACGCTCCTACGCCAATGTATTCCACCATTGCCCAGTAGATAGTCATATCCTTCACAAACTTGTCTAGTAGTATCTTTTCGGGGTCTGTGTTGTTACCTGAAAAAGTACCGTTTTGACTTCCGTTGTTAGTTACATATAATTCTAGTCTTTGAAAAAGTTTTGTACCTAAATAGTTTTGAATGTGTATCTGCTGAGCTATTTTAACAAAACTGTAAAAACTTGTCAGGGTCTACTGAACCGCTTACAATGCTGTTAGCCTTTATATCGTTTTGTGTTACAAATAGTGTGATTGCCATAATTATCTTTTATATCCGTTGTTAGGCATGTCTTTTGGCTTCATAGCGACCTCTTTAGGGTTTCGGATTCTGTAACCTTCTCTTTCTGCTTTGCCTGTGCTTATGCGTGGCGCTAGTGGACTCTTAACGTCTATGCTTCCCTTCTTTTTAAAAGTTAGTCTCATAAATTTATGGTTGCAATTTGGGCCGCCTTTGTATTTCCAAATACTATAAGTTGATGCACCATTAACTCCAAATCCTGCATTAACCGCACTTGAACCCATAGAAATTAAATCTTCTTTTCTATAAATCTTGTTTGCGCTTACCATTTTTTTACAAAACTCTCTACTATTTGCAGTTGTGGTTTCAGGCGAATACTTATATCTTACCTTGAAATTAATACCATCAATCGTTTCATCTTGTCCGCCTTTTAAGTTTGGTCTCGCTGTGCCTGTGCTTACTAGATTTATTGCCTTTTGTAGAGTGGTTGTGCTTTTATAGTTGGCTTCTTCTAGTAGCTCATCCATTTCATCCTCTGTCTCTTCGTCTACTTCTCGCTCGTCTACCAACTCCCAATCATCGCCAACCTCTTCGCCTAATTCTTTAAGTTGCTCAAAGGCTTTGTTTAAATCCTCATCGGTTGGCTCTTGCTTTGACATTTCTACACCTGTCTGCTTTTCTTCTTCGTCATCGCTCAATGGCTCATCAACTTGCATGAAGTCTAAAGGCTGGATAGTCTTAAAGTATAAATCTAAAGAAGTAGGGCATATCTCTTTTATAATGTCAATTAGTTGATTTTGGTAAACTCGAATAACTATATTTTCAAAAAGTAAAGTTGCATTCTTAATCTCGTCTGCATTGTTGCCTAATCCGCTCTGTCCATCTCGAATACCTAATAGCATCGGAGACGTTACAGAATGCCCTACAATCAATTTGTTAAAGCATTCCTTAGATAAGTATTCGTAATGAGCTGGGGCATCGTTAAGCGGTATACTGTCTATTGTTGCCTTGTGGTCTTTGTCATCATTAAATACAACTACAAACTTTTTCCCCTTGCTCCCTGTTAGTTTCTTTGTTGCCTCTCCTGCAATGTCTCTCCTCTTGTCTTCGTCTTCTGGTACTGCGTTGTTGAAATTAAGAAGTGTCGTAGGACTAAAACCATTCTGAGCATCGTTAATTAGATAGTCTGCGATTTCTTCTTCTAGTAAAGCATAAGGTAAACTTGCTATGTATTCTGGCGGCTGGAAGTATTCAAAACCCGAAACGTAACCTTGCCAAATATATATCTCAGGTTCGTTTCCGTTTCCTTCTCCAAATGCTGCTATTGGCTCAGCTTCGTCTGATTTCTTTTTGTTTTTCCAATCGTTAAAATATAACCAAGTCTTAATTTTTCCAAACTTGTCTTTTTTCGTTGGTCTTAACGTTTGCATCGGAAAGTGTTCAGTTCCTACAACTTTTCCCTTTTTGTATAGGACTTGAATTGCAGCCATGCCCAACGCCTTACGATCATAGATTATTTTTCGTAAATCACTAGGTCTAAAATAAGTCATTATCTTAATCCATTCCGAAGTTCTGTTTTCTGCATCTGTAGCCGCTAAACCTTTACCATAAATAAGATTTGATATACCTTTTATGATAGCTCCATTAGTTGAGCTTCCTGTAATACGTTCAATTAAGTAGTTGAAATAGTCGTTGTTGTCTCCGTATTCTACGTAATTATCGTTTTTAACCTCGGTTATTGAAGGACTTGTATAGCTAGACAAGTTAACTATATGCGTATTTTTCTCATTTATCATAATGTGATGTATTCATTATCGGAATTAATACGGTTTCCCTTGTTATAACTGTCCGAATCCGTACAATATGCGGTGTTTCTGTACACTAAATCGCTAGTATTTTGCTTAAAAACCTCAATTATATAGGTATTTTCGTTGGTAAAATTAAAACCTTCTGTGTCTTCTATTTGAAAATAGTATAATTCCTGCGTTAAAGCCTTGGTTTTATCGTAGGTTAAAGCCTTTGACGTCTCATTTGTTACCTTAATGTCGTATAAACCGCTGACATTCTGGGTAAATATGCTTAAAACTGTGGTGCTTTCAGTTACTTTCATACTCAATATACTTTCATTCCTTACTATTTGTAACATAATTAACAAAAAAAAGCCTATCAATTAAGACAGGCTTTCATTATTTATTATAAATCATATTAAGTTCCTACAACTATTGTAGTTTGAATATCGTCCCCTATAATTCTAGGGTCTACTAAGTAGCTCAATTCTCTTTCCTGTGCTGTAATCGTTAAGTTATAGCCTGAAAGTTCTCCCATTGCTGAGCCTGTAACCTGATTTACAGATACAGTACAACCGTTTTCAATTCCTACAAGTAAAAAGTTACCGTTATAGTCCTCCACAAAGACCTGAGGTCTCCCAAAGCTTGCTAGTTGCAATTCATCTCTAGTTGTAGCACCAATCTGTTTCAAGATAGCTGTAAAAGTAGAGGTCACAAATGAAGTTCCCGTTTCTTCCGAATTTTCGTTAGCATCCTCTAGGTTATGTCCTGAACTTCTAAGCTCATATTTGTACAACTCTAAAGGTGTATCTGGACTTGTCAAAAGTGAGGTAACTAATCCATCAGTTTTTTCAAATTCCTTGTAAATTAGAGGTTCAAAGTTGGCGAAGTAAAGGCTTTAACCCCTCCGACGCCTGTTTGCAAGGTGTATCTAAACGACCTTTTGTTATATCACATGCCATATTTATTTTGTATTATAAAGGGAGCTATTAACTCCCTTATGATTAGTTTGCTGAATTAGCGATTCCGTATGTTACGATGTCCTTAGCAAAAGTATACTGAACTGCTGCTGTAAATCTCATAACAAATCTTACGTTTTTACTTCCGTCAGTTTCTGCCATGTCAATTAATCTCACTTCTGAGTGATCCGAAAGCAATCCAGTTCCGAACTTAAGGTTTGAAACTCTAGTCGCTAACATTGTATTTGCAGCTAGTCCATAAGTCATAAACAACTGAACTCCATCAAATTCTAAAGCTCCTAAACTTTGGTTGTTACCTTGGTTATTTACACCTGCAGCTCCTACACCGTTAGCACCAAATCCACCCAAAGCTCTTGTATAAGCTTTGTAAACATTTGTTGCTACGTATATTCTTAAATCCTCCTTACCGTATAATCTGTTAGGAATTGCATCTACAACTTTTCCAAGCTCATCAACTACATTTTCAGCAGTTACGGTAGTTCCTGTGATTTCTTGATCCGCTGGAAGGTCTGCATCGTCTGCAACAATAGTAGTAAATCCATTGTACTCACCTTTGTTAGATGCTACACCTCTCCAAATGCTTGTCTCATTTGCTTCTGCTACTTTAGCAACGTATTCAGCAATGATAAAGTCAGCAAAGGTTTTAGGTATTACATCGAAAGCAGAAAAACCCATTTCTACTGCATCCCAAGTATCAATAAAATCAGTTTTACAGAACTGCTGATTAACTTGTAATTCTTTAGGTTCTAAAAACTCTTTCAAGCAAAGTAACGCTAGAAGATGCAGAAAAATCACAAGTTGCATCATCGATAATGTCGCCAATACTTGCGGGTCTTAATGTTTTACGAAATTTGATATTTGGAATAATGTCTACACCTCCCTGCTCTAAAGTTGGGGATGAAAATAAAGCCGCTGCAACGTAAGGCATTGCGCCTTCTCCTGCATAGCTAGTTGTAATGTTTGTTGTGGTTGCCATATTTTTTTGGTATTAAATTGGTTTATGAAAATAATTTCTGGAAGACAACGCTCTTGGTGTCTCCTTTCTTTCTGTGCGTATAGGTTAATATTCTTTTAACTTCCTTTTCGGGTGAGTGCGTTACCTTTTTACAGGCTCTTCTGCGCTTAACTCTTCCTTTTAATCTCTTCTTTTACAGGCTCGGCTTTAGACATTTCTTCTTTGTCCTTGCCTTCAATCATGCCCCTTAATTCGTCCATTTCTTTTTTGAGGTTTTGCATGTCCTCTTTAGAAGCGAACTCCATTTTGTCCTCTTTTAAGTCTTCCTCTTCAGCTTCTGAGTCGGCTTTTATAATCTCTTTAACTACGCCTTCCTCTTCCACTACAACCACATCGCCATTTTCTAGCTCGTGATTTGCTACGGGTGCTGGGAGTCTTTCCCCGTCTTCGGTCAATACAAATATTGCCTTGCCTTCAATTTCTACGGGTGTACCGTCTTTAAGTACAGCCTTTTCTAGCTTTACTTCTTTTTTGGATTCTTCGCCTGTAAGCATTAAACCTACTTTGCTGGCAATTTTATCCAAAAGTGTTTCCTTTGTTTCGCTCATTTTAACCTCTATTTGATTGTTTAATTCTTATTCCATTTGCTTCTTGAACGTCTGAGGTGTTTTGTCCTACAGTCGCTCCTATCCCCTGAGCTTGCAAGCTGCCATTGCAACACTCAGCCTTGTAAGTGCCATCTTCGCAAAGACAACCTCTTTTACTATTTTTAGGACTTGTCCTACTTGGTGTTTTTCCTTTTTTCTTTGCCATTTTTTAAATACTATTTATAACATTGTCATTATTTTCGGTTAATATTTCTATTTCTTTGTCTTCTTTGCTTGGTTCTTTTTTCTCTAGTTTGTCCGAAAAGAAACCCTCAATACTAAAGCCTTTTATCTTGCCTTCTTTTGCTAGGTTGTAGACTTCTTGGTTGTCTGCTTTCATAGAGATACACCAAGTACCTACTGGAACATCTAAGCCGTAAAATGCTGACTTATCGATTTGCTTGTCTTCTGTTAACCACGACTCAAAAATGGTCATTCCCTTGACTTGCTTAGCGTGTTCTTCGGTTACTTGGTCACTATATTTATTCTTTGCAAACATTAAGGCAATCTTTGCAATGGTTTCTTTAGAAAAATATATGTAGTATTCTTTTTCGTCTTCGACCCTAAGTATTGGTTTGTTTGGAATGAGTGCAGCACCTAATAAGATACGTCTCTCTTTGCTTACTTCTGCAAGCTCTATTTTAGTTTCGTCTGCTAATGTGATGAAGTTGCTCTCTATTGCTGGGTCTTCTACAACGCTAACAGCGTGTACTCCTAGCTTAACATTTTCTTCGTCGACGTACATCTCTCTTAAGTCCATACTCAATATACGTTCTAATCGTTAAAATGTAACAATTTTAACATCTACAAGCGTTGATTAGAATATAAAAGGCTTATATTAGCAGTTCAAAGGCTGGACACCTGAACATATTTATTAGTCAAAAACCCTTTTTTAATCGGCAGTCCAGCCCTGATTTTAAGAGGGTTTTTAGTTTATTTATATTATGGAAAAGAAATGTACTAAGTGTGGTGAGGTAAAAAGTTTAGATGAGTTTTATAATACAAAACTTGGAAAGAATGGTAAAAATGCTAGGTGTAAATATTGTGTTAAAATTATATGCTAAAATAAATAAAGAACATATTAAAAAAAGGCAACAGGAATATAGAAAAATAAATCTTGAAAAAAAGAAAAGAATATTTAAATAAAAATAAAGAACATATTAAAAAAATGCAACAGAAATATCAACAAAAAAATAAGGAAAAAAATTAAGTACAACAATGCTAAAGAATATT